GATTATATTAGATATCGCTGAGTCAGATGTAACAATTTGTACTGGTCCAGCGGGCACAGGTAAAACCGCAGTAGCTGTTGGATTAGCATCTGAATACATACTGAGTAAAAAAGTAGAGAAAATTGTCATTACCCGACCTGTAGTAGAGGTAGGCACAAGAGGTTTGGGGTTTCTTCCTGGATCTTTAAATGAAAAGATGCAGCCTTGGGTCGTACCCCTGTTAGAAGAAATGAATGCATACTTATCAAAAGAAACTGTGAATTCTATGCGTTCTAGTAATATAATAGAGATAGCACCATTAGAATATATGAGAGGTAGAACCTTTCATAATAGTTTTATGATTTTAGACGAAGCTCAAAACTGTACTTTTGAACAAATAAGAATGTTTTTAACCAGAATTGGTCAAGATTCCAAAATGGTTATAAATGGAGACATTGAGCAAACAGACCTATACAACGAAGAAAATGCATTGTATAAATGTGTTGAAAGATTAGAAGGTGTTAGAGGATTGTCAATATGCGAGTTAACAGAAGAAGACATTGTCCGAAATAGTATTATCTCTAGGATATTATCGAGGCTAAAATGACGCAATGTATATTATTCTACCTACAGCTATTAATCATCATTACTGTTTCAGTAATTGATATATTTTATACGCTACTAACCAGAGAGACAATACTGGCCGCAGAGCAAAACCCTATAGCTAAATGGGTAATCCAACGCTATGGAGTAGATAAATTTATTTGCATAAAAACCGCAACTACTTGTTTAGTTGTGTTAATCATACAGTGGTTCTATTATAATACTAAAGACAAGAATAAAAAGGCCATGTGGGTTATATTAGGTAGCATAACATTTTTTCAAATTGGTCTATTGATGTGGCTAACTACACCTCCATCAACTTGGAGAGACCTGCTAAGAGTTTTAGGATTATATAATAATGCCTCTATATGATTACGTTTGCTCAAGTTGTGGACACACACTTGAAGATGTGTCCCAATCTATTAAAGACAAACCTTTGGTAAAATGCGAACAATGTGGAGAAATGGCCCTAGAACGTGTTATATATGGGGGTCAGATTTTTGTCAGACGTGAAGCTACCACTATTGGACAATTGTCAGATAGAAATACCAAAAAAATGGGAAAATATGAGTTGCAATCTAAGCAAGAAGAGCATAATATGAAACAAAAGTTATCTGATAAACAGAAGCTGCACAAGAAAATCAACTCTATGAATAATGAACAAAAACAAAAGTGGATTATGGAGGGATAGATTTGTCAAAACGAAATATCCCACATCAGGCTACTATAACTTTTGCCATAGACATTAGAAGCTTAACTCCTGATGGCGATCTTAGTGCTGATAGCCTCAGTGATCAAAGATTGTCTAAATATAATATTGGTAGAAAAGCTGAAATTAGCATTTCTGGAGTATCAGAAGCTGACTGTATACAAAATGTAAAAAGAAAATTGGAGAAATTAAATGAGTAGATGGGAAAATGAGGACATCTCTGAATTAGGTTTATCTAAGTTGCCAGACAGAAAAGAAACATTTTTAGGGATGGATGGTGATTCTGTAGAAGAGTCTAAAGCTTTTGCTAAGATTATTAACACCACATCAGAAGATAAACAAGAACAGAGATTTTATATTAGATTTGGAAGAGGGGAAATTTTAGATGCTCACAGAATGGACAAAAGAATCGATGAAAAACTTTATAAGTTTAAAAAGGTTTCCAAAGCTACGTTCGATCTTTACAAAAAGTATTTATCATCTAAGAATTTGCTTCACTTCACACATGCCAGAAGATCTTTAATGGGAGAATGATATGAAGAAGGGTCCGCTTTCAAAAGTAGAAAAGGAGTTCATTGATAATAATAAGTCAATGGATGTTAAGGATATTTCAAAGAAATTAGATAGATCTGAAAAGGTCTTAAGTAAGTATATGAAGATTACCGATACACCTGCTAATAATCTGTTTGCAACCAAACCAGAAAGAGGAGTAGTGGTAATGACTGAAAGTGCCTCTACAGCAGCGGATGAGTCACGCCCTAAGAGAAGTAATATGCCCCAAAGATATCAAGATGGGGTAATTCACAGGATTAAGGATTAGTTATATGATTTGTACAGAAGTTGATTCCTATTTTTACAGGTTGTGTCATGAGCAACTTATGATTAGTTGGGTCATTACACTTACAGATGATGTTAAAGTTTATGGAGATTATGATAGGTCCGGCCTACCTAACCCTTGGGTAAGACTGAAAGAACATTGCCAGAATAATAATGTTTGGCCTAAAAAAGTAGAACTCTATATGTTTGGAGCTGAAAAGAGGGTTTTCTTTGAGGATGAAAATGGGTTAGATGGCATAGCTATTATGAGAGGTATTGCGAAAGACCAAGCTATGGATGGATCTCATTCTCAATCTTTTCAAACATTAACAGTGTTGCACCTCAGAGATGATTGTAGTATGGTAGATGTTGCTAAGTATACTTGGCCGTATAATGAGTTTGAGCAGAAAGAATCGGAAAGAATCTTAACCACTGAAAACCTTGAGAATATGATCTTTAAAAATGACTCAGAAAAAAGACAGCACGAAAAAGTTAAAGAGTATCTCGACTGGCAACCTGTGTAATGTAGCACAATATGTAGCGGAGAAGGTGTGCTTAAGAAAAGCTGAAAGAGATAACAAGGGCAGCTTGGAGTACAAATTTTGGAGCAAATCTAAAAACGAGCAATACGAAGTTCAAGTACGTGCCGCTTGGAAGCTGATAAAGAAACATGGTGAGGACGCCTTGTTGAAATATATTAATAGCCCTAGCGGGAGGAATGTTTACTCGCTAGGGTTTTTGCATAAGTCTGGTAAGTATGTGCTCATACTGAAATTTGTTGAGAAAGGTGTAGCTAATGCGGCTAAGCTAGTAGAAGAAGAATCAAAAAAAACAAAGAAAGTACTTGACACTCCAGATAAAATAGATTATAAACAAAGAAAACTGTTCAATACTGGATCAACATTGTTCTCTAAGATTAGAAATATAGAAGATGGCAAAAGAAAAGAAACCTGAATACATTACGAAGATTATTAAAGACTATGGCAATATTATCTCAACTGGTACAGAGATACTAAAAGTACAGGAAAATAGAAAAGTCATTTCCGTAAGTCCTGCTATTGATATTGGTTTGGGTGGTGGTATACTAGAAGGGACATGGCTAACTTTAACTGGTGATCCTAAAAGTGGTAAGACTACTACAGCTATGCAAATCGCCGCCAACTGTCAAAAGGAAGATCCTCCTCGCCCAATTATCTATCTAGATGTTGAGGGTCGTTTGAAGGGTATGAACTTTGAAGTTGCTGATCTTGATCCAGATAAGATGAAAATTATCCAACCAGAAAATGAGCCATTATCAGCAGAGACATTTCTTGACGTAGCTCACAAGCTGATGAGTCACCCAGATTATTATGGGGCGATTTTGATTATTGATTCAATCTCGTCTTTACTACCTGCTAAAGAATTAGATGGAGACTTTACGCCCGGACGTGCAGGTCTACCAAAGATCCTATCAATCTTTACTAAGAAGATGGGACAACTACTACCAAGACAAAATGGTTTAGTGATTGCTATCACGCACTATATCGCTAATACTGCTGGATTTGGTAAAGCTAAGATGGCTGATGGTGGTAATAAGATCCAATATCAGGCTGATACCAGATTAGAAATTCGTAGCGGTGGTGAAAAAAGTCCTGCTGTTTCTCCTTGGGAAAATGCTAGTAAAGAAAGAATTGGTCAAGCTGTAAACTGGCAGGTTATTTGTTCATCTATGGGTGCTCCCGGTGGTCAAGTACGAAGCTGGATTAGGTATGGTCATGGGGTTGACAAAACCCAAGAAATCCTTATGCTGGCACAAGACTTAGGGATGGTGGATAAGTCTGGAGCTTGGTTTAGTTGTACCTTTATGCTAGAATGTAAAGATGTAGCAAAAGAGTTAAAGCCAGACCTAGATGTTAATGATGACGAGGCAGTCGTTAAAGCATTTAAGTTTCAAGGACAAGATAAGCTGTATAACTTCTTGCATGAAAATCCTAAACTCGTAGATGTTCTTGAACAGAACATAAAGGCTATGTTGTGAAAATAAAAGGCTTAGATGGTAGAGACTACTCTTGGAATCCTTCTAACTGTCAGGCTTCATGTGAAAATAGATCATCTTTACATTTAAAAGCGAAAGAATTACTTGAAGAAATATTTCCTTATGATAGAATACTAGAAGAGATATCGCTACCGGGCAGCAAGACGGCAATCAGAAAGAGTACTTTGAGAGCTGATTTGTTTGTGCCTAATAGAGATTTAATTGTGGAAGTTCATGGCGAACAACACCATAAGTTCAATACCTTCTTTCATAAAAATAAAATGGCATTTTACAAAGCTAAAGCCAGAGACATGGAAAAACGGGAGTGGTGTGAATTAAATAATATCAGATTAATAGAGCTTAATTATAATGAGGATATAGATGAGTGGCGAACAAAAATTGAATAAATTCTTGGAAGCTATGGACTCATGGTTAGCCTGTAAAAGCTTGCCGTTGGTCGATGACAATCCACAGATAAAAATGATCCTAAATATGAACTCAGAAGAGATTCGGGGATTATCTAGTGAAGAATGTGCTTCCTATGCGTATGAACTATATGCATATTCAGAATATGTCGAGGGAGTTAGAACCAAAGAAAAAATTGTTTTAGACTGGGCAGACGCTAGTATTTGGTATATAATATCTCCAGTGATTCAGAATTATGGTGGTAAGTTTGCAAAGTGGCAGGAAAAATATTACTCTGCGGTCCAAGAGAACCCTATGACTAATGACCTATTGACGATCAAGATTCACGCAGAAGCGAGGGTTACAACACTTGATGGAAAATCTGAAAGAATACAAAAGATGGCAGATATTTTAACAAATCTTTCTAGGAGAAGATAACTATGACTATAGAAAATCCTGATGACTTTTTATTCACTATTAAAAAGAAGACAGATGAACCAACATCTGGTAGTCCTGTAAACGATAAGAAGGAAAGAGTTAACCTGTTTCAAGACGATGGAACGATTGCCAAAGATATTACAACTCCAGATTTTACCCCATCAAGCAGAAACAGAACTCCATACAAACCAGTCGATCAATTTTGTCAAAAATGTAACAAGTCTTTTGCCGTTAATCCCGCCCACGTTCGTGACTTCTTTGTCTGTGACCCATGCCTAAGAAAATAAATAAATCCACGCTGCAAGATGCTGCGGCTGAAAGAGCAGTACTAGCTGGACTGTGTCAGTATGGTTTAGATTGTTATCTAGATATTGATTTCATTACAGCGGATCATTTCAATGATGAGATGAACCAGATTCTGTTTGACTGTATCCATAAGTCACTCACCAATAATTCAAAAGTAGAATTGTCATCGATACTTTCTGCGGCAAATGATTTAGGTGTAGGCGAGCATATAAATAATAATAAACAAGAAATATCTTTTATTAGATCCTTGTTTAACTTTCCTATTCACAAGGATAATGCTGGTATACATGCTGCTAAGATAGCAAAACTAAAACTAGCAAGGGATTTAAAGAAAACGCTAAAGACTTGTGAAAATGATTTAAATTCAATTAGTGGCGACGAAGATATCATGGACTTGATATCTAAAGTTGAGGAGCCTATTCTTGATGCAACCGCTGACATTTATCAAAGCTCAAATAAAAATACCGAGATTATTGGTAATGATATTGAAGATTACATTTCGTACCTTGCAGAAAACCCATGTGATATTGCAGGTATTCCAACAGGATTCACTGCGTATGATTTAGCTATTGGTGGTGGTCTTAGAAGAAAGTCTGTGGACTTAATTGCTGCCCGGCCTAAGGTTGGTAAGTCAATGTTTGGGGACGCTGTAGCAATTAATGTGGCTCAGAATTCTAACATTCCAGTTTTGATGCTGGATACTGAAATGTCTAAGGAAGATCATCTAAACAGGATGTTGGCTAATCTTAGTGGTGTTGATATCAATAAGATTTCTACTGGTAAATTTAGTGAAAACGAAATCGAAAAGGAAAAAGTTAAAGCTGCTGGAGATAAACTTAAAAGTATTCCATATCATTACATTAGTATTGCAGGTCAATCGTTTGAAAACATTTTGGCTGTAATGCGTAAATGGATCTATCAGCATGTAGGCTTTGACGAGAATGGAAAAACAAAAGACTGCCTACTTGTTTATGATTACTTAAAACTCATGGGGTCAGAAAGTATTAGTAGTTCAATGCAAGAGTATCAAGTGCTTGGATTTCAGATTACTAAGCTACATAATTTTTGTGTAAAGTATGATGTTCCATGTTTGAGTTTTGTACAGTTGAATAGAGATGGTATTACTAAAGAATCTACGGATGTGGTGTCGGGTTCTGACAGATTGATTTGGTTATGTACGAGTTTCTCTATCTTTAAGATGAAGTCAGACGAAGAAATTGCCGATGATGGTGTTGAAGCTGGGAATAGGAAGTTAGTTCCTGTCGTAGCAAGGCATGGTGAGATGCTAGACTCTGGTGATTACATTAGTATGAATATGTATGGTTCGATTGGAAAACTTGTAGAGGGTAGAACTAGAAATGAAATTCATAACAGTAACAGAAACCGAGATGAAGGATTTGAAGTAGATGCCGATTTATCAACAGAAGACCTTGACTGAGGTTAGCGATGCTATGTTTCTACAGTTGCCGAGACTGTTGCAACATTTTAACGTAGATTATTATGAAAGCTCCGATGCGTTTCACTTAGCATGTCCTATACATGGTGGAGATAATCCACAAGGATGTGCTATTTTTAAAGAATCCTATGGAGGTTCTGGTGGCTGGCAATGTTTCACAAATAGCTGTCAAGATGAATATAAGCGAAGCTTCTTTGGATTTATCAGAGGCCTATTATCATCAAGCACAGATAGTGATGAAGACGTTACCATGCATCACACAATGGAATTTTGTTTAAAGTTTTTAAATTGTGATATAGGTGATTTAGAAAATAATACCGTTGTCAGGAATGAATCTCATAATACTCTCCAGATTTTCAATCGTGAGTTAATCAGAAAATCAGCTACAATATCTAGGGAAAACATTAGAGAAAGACTACAAATACCTTCAAAATATTTTATGGAACGGGGTTATTCTGCCGAAGTTTTAGACGAGTTTGATGTAGGGCTTAGTTCTGTAAAATCTGGAATAATGAGGGAAAGAGTTGTGGTTCCTGTCTATGATGAGGACTATAACTATGTAAGTTGTGTCGGCAGATTGCCGCATGAAAACATTACACCTCAGAACCCTAAATGGATGTACAATAAGGGTTTTCAAAAATCTAATTTTTTGTATGGACTAAATATTGCTAAAGACTATATCTATAAAACAGG